GCTATGTCCTACCTCGTTGTAACCTTCACATCATCTCAAAGGCTTGGCTAACTAGCCCTGCACTCAAAGAATTAGTTAATGGAGCCCTACATGGTGTTTGATGCAACTGAAATACGAGATTTCACAATGCGGTATGGAATGACCATAACGAGTTTCAGACGTGAACATATTGACGTGGATGTATACGGCAACGCACCCGTTGCTATTGCTGGAAGAGGCGGTGGTGTGACATTAGACACCACGCCAGAAAGTTTTGCGATGTTGGTGATGGATACCGCTAAATTAAAGACTGAGCAAGATGACATGCTGCTCCGTGAGAAGTACCCCGCAGTCAAAGATGCATACGAAAAATATCAAGCGTTATTGGCATTAACCCGAAATGAAAAATAAAGAGCCACGCGGATATCTAACACTTGCCATAAACTCAAAAGAGACAGATTACTTACGGCTAGCATATCTACAAGCGTTAAACATCAAAGCAACGCAGAAAATGAATTGCTGTTCTGTTATTGTTGACCAGGACACATTCAACTTAGTAGAAGATAAGCACCGTGCAGTGTTTGATCACATCATTCCCACTAATCGAGTAGATGGGGCAGGCCCGTATGCCAATGAATGGCATTCATGGTGGTTGACCCCTTACAAAGAAACCATCAAGCTAGAAAGTGATTTGTTATTCACTCGCAGTATTGACCACTGGTGGGACGCATTTAGATTACATGATGTTTGCCTAAGCCACGGATGCAAAACATATCAGCAAACAGCCGGGACGAGTAGACAGTATCGGCAAGTGTTTGATGATAACCAATTGCCGGATACTTATAACGGCCTAATGTATTGGCGTTACAGTGAACCCAGTAAACAGTTCTTCGGCATTGCCAAAGATATTTTTGAGAACTGGGACGCAGTTAAAGCAGAGTTAAAAAACTGTGATGACCCATATCCTACCACAGATGTAGTGTATGCACTAACAGCAAAGATTATGGATACTCCTTGCTACAATCCTAGTTTGGATTTCATTAACTTTGTGCATATGAAATCGGGCATGCAAGGTTGGAGTGACACACAAGAATGGACTGAATACTGTGTCACTGAACGCAATGAAGACATGATACGCATTAACAATATTAACCAATTGCATCCAGTTCACTATCATGTAAAAGACTTTGCAACAGATGAATTAATTGAGTACTATGAGCAAAGAATTAGCGGAAGCATTTAACAATATACAAGACATACCTCCTGTTGAGCTTGAGTATCGTTTGTACTATGACTCAAAAGGTAAGCCAATAACTATGAGCAGCCACATGCACCCAGAAGGGCAGTATGTGGTTATTACCAAACAGCATTACGACAGTGCAAACTATAACTGCCGGGTAGTCGGCGGAAAGTTACTCTTTGACTTAAGCAGTCAGTTTCACGTACAATTAAAGAAAAGCAATACCGGTGTGCCTGTTGTAAATGGGTACGCCAATCTCGTTGTGGAAAACAATGAGTATACTGATATAGAATATTATGACAGAAATAATTGAGAATTTAATAGCTTTCGACGTTCGTTTGCCGCTTTAACACCGGCAGCAATTTTGTCTTTTGTTTCTTGGCTATAAACTCTTCTCCTATTAGATTCTGATATTTTCGCCTTGGATTCTGTGGTGTCTTTCAGAATACGCCCCAGTTGGTAGAACTCTTGACTTTGCTGCGGTAGTTATGTTATAATACCACTTAGAGTATTTGTTATTAATAAATATCATGCTGATTGCTCCTTGTAAAAATATAGCAGTTAGAGCGGGTAGATGTTGGTAGCATCGTGACTCGCATTTTTATGTATGAAAAATATGACAAAAGAGATAGTTTGTGTAGCAGATTGTGATACGATATTCCTAACATATGACGAACCAAAAAAAGAAGAGTTTTGGGTCCAGATTCAAAATGTTGTTCCCTGGGCCAAGCGAGTGGACGGAGTTAAGGGTTCGGATGCTGCACACAAAGCAGCCGCTGATGCTTCAGATACAGAAAGGTTCATCCTCATTGATGGGGATAACCTCCCCGATCCTGCTTTTTTTAATCAACAGATGGATCTGGATGATTCTAATCGTGATTGCGTTTTCCGATGGCGAGCACGTAACAATATAAATGGACTAATGTATGGAAATGGTGGACTTAGCTCGTGGACTAAGGATTTTGTTTACAATATGCGGACCCACGAGGCC